ACCTCGTAGATTCGTTGAGACATTTTAGTATGCCTTTTAACTTGTGACAAGGTTACTTGCTTGCCACACCCTTAGTCTTCTCAAAAGAACGCATACCAGCGATTCCCAAGATTCCTGACAGGATGACCCAAAGCTGGTCAGCTTCAAGCACAGGGGGTGGATCCATGCCTACTGGAACCCAACCCATAGCCTGCAAGTACTTCCAAGCCCACTGAAATAGCGGATAAGCCAGAAACTGGTAGCCCATAGCCGCAACACCGATCCAGCCAATAGCAGGTCTCCAGCCGCTGACAAAAACGCTAGAGGACGCCGCTTCGATCTTGTTGACCTCAATCTGAGCTAGATCGGTCGCTTGGTCGATGCGTTTCTCTTCAAGATCAAGCTTTCGTTGCTCAATCTCCATTTCCATCTTTTCTTTGTCAGTGGTGATCAGGTCGCCTGCAACCTTACCCACGGCTTCAATGATTGATCCTACAGCCAGCAAGCTCATGCCAAACCTTTCAATGTGCGGTTAATCCAACCCTTGAGGAACTTGACCTGCACAGGGTTTTTGTTGCAAATTTCAACGTATCTGGCAATCTTAGCTAGGGCGTAGGACTCTTTGAACCGCTGTCCATCCGTGATTTGGTTGAGCTTTTCGACGGTTTTGGCGCCTATTCCGCCGTCAGGAGTAGCTCCTACGACCAATTGAGCAAGCTTTACAGCCATGCCCATGCCAGCATTTACCCCAAAGTTAAAGATGCTGTTGGCTACGTCTTGATTTGTGATCTCATTCCCACGCATCTTGTCCCAGAACTCAATGCGGTAGAACTCGCGAACCATAGGCGTTAAGGAGCCACCAAATTCCTTCTTGTCTACAAGCGCCCAGCCATTCCACTGGGGATTCTTGTTACGGGCAATACCTGCATAGGTCATACCGCCTGTGTCGCCAGCGACTTCATGGAGGACGTAACCACCCTCGTCTCTGATCATCTGCTCAAAAGCTGGTTCAAACTGAGCCATAGTCGTCCTTTACTGTTTGTTCTTACTCAGCATGGTTGCCGCAATATCCATCATGGTTCTTGCCACCTGAATATCCATGGGTTCATTATCCCACCCCACAGTAATCTGACCCACAAATCTGCTTGGGTCAGGCGGCACACTGATTCGGCAAGTGTAGGTAACACCCTTGGCGATGTACCACAAACCCATCTCGGATTGCGCTGACTTGTATTCACCGCAAGGTATCTCCCCAGCCATCAACTTAACCACATCTGCGTTGTTGGCGGAGTTCTGGGTAAATAAGCCCACATCCAGCCCATCGTTGATTTTGTCTCGACCTTCTTTGGTGTAAGCACGGTACAACACTCGAGTTCCAAACATGGGGTTTACTTTAAACACAGCAACAATGGTAGCGTTGGTGGTTTTGAACAAGTGGGAAGCCGCGTCTTCTACCCTGTCCTCAACAATGCTTGGCATTTTCTTAGACTCTTTGTACGCACCGATCAGCAGTTCTTGGTTCTGCCAAACAAAGTACCCAGAAAACGCAAAGATTGCCATGAGTATTAACGCAAACAGCTTGAATGGGCTATCCACATAGGACAGCACATTGCTTAATACATCTGCTGGCTTTTCGTCACTCATAGTCCAAACATTCCCAATACTTTTTTAGCAACATCGTCTGGCAAGAAGCGGAGCAGTCCAAGCACCCACCACGCCACACAGAGCCTAACAAACACCTTGAAGAAGAGGTCAGCTTGTTTTTGGTACTCATTCACCGACCACACCTTGATCTAGCGCATAGATCAGATATTTCAGCAATACCCCAACCAACTGCACCCAAAAGCATCACGATCACCACAATACCAATTGCCCATGCCATTTGCTCTTCTTCTTGCTCTTTGCGCTTTTTCTCATCAGCTTTGGCTTGACGAGCTAAGTGAGCGTCTTCAACGTCCATCTGTTGTTGACGTTCTTTGATCTTCTGCCACACGTCCGCTCGCCCAGTAGCCTGAAACAAGAGCATCAATTCAGCCTCAAACCTTTTGGCTTCGTCAAGAGCTACCTCGATTTGAAGAGCTGTACCAAGGTTTGATTTGTTGCTAGAACGCTTGGCTTCTACCATCGCCCTAGTAGCTACGCTCTTGGCATCGAAGAACTTCGAAACCATGGGCGTTAAGCCTGCTAGGTCGTTTGCGACTTTACTAGCCTTCTTAACAAGCCCTATGGCGGCTTGTAGACCTTCTAGCGCCGTGATGGGGTCAATCATTTCCGTACAACCTTTTCCCACTGTAGGCAAACAACATTGCGGTTATAAACATCACCTGTCCATACCCACCGCACACAGCGGTATTCAGTCTTCTTGTCCTGAGTAGATGCCCCCGGTAAAAACACCAAAAAGAGCATCAATAGACAACGCATTTACCATATCCCAGCCCATGCAATCATGTAAGAGCAAAATATTACGAAGCAGAGGATTGCGCAGGCGGCTAGGATAGCTTCCACCCAATCCCACATGCTATAGCCCCAAGACCTTTTTGACGAGCTCGCCCGCGACGCCCGGCCCGAACAGCACGCACACCATCACCGCGTACAGCAAGTACTCAATCTTCGTCATGCGCTTGTCCCCATCACGCAAAGAGCGATCTATGCTGTTATAGCGCTCCGAGCAGATGGCTTCATGCACAGCAAGCTTAGTCTCCACTGTTTCCATCTTCGACCTTTGGAGGTTTAGCGGCTTCTTGGATAGCTTGGATCAATGCGTACACCTCTTGGTAAGGACGTGTGCCAAGATAACCAAGAATTTGGTTGACTGTTTCAATTGGGAGTTGCAGTTTCATGATTTTCAATTAAGGTTGTGTGAGACTGACTGCCGTGTAACATATCGCAGTGCTTGGCGTTGTGTGTTTTTCATGTAACCAACTCAATTTTCTTATTGGCATTGTCAAGTTCCCACTGCGTTGCATCACGCACAGCCCACGCCATGTACCAAACACCATTCTCTTGAACGGGTGTTGTCTCGCTACAGCGTTTTGTAGAAATATCCCATTGCGGTGGGTCGCGCCACTCTACATGGGCGTAGTCTTCCATGCCAGCGGGATCAATTTCAATATCTCCAATATGTCGGGGATATTCAAGAGTAGAAAGTTTGATGTATGCACTCATATTGTTGTTACTGAGGATGTAAGAGTATCGGCCGCGTCTGTGTATGTTGTTGTTGCATCAGTTAGAGAAGTTGCCGCGTCTGTTAAAAAAGATGCTCCTTCACCTAAAGTTGAAGTTGTATCTGTTAATGATGTGGATTGATAATCAATTGAAAAACCATTAACCGTATAAGCACCTGTCAGAGATCCGTCGGGCGGCAACTTTGCAAAAATAATTTGATTATTTCCTCCCGCATTAAAAATTCCACACACATATACATTTCCCGAAAAGTCTAAAGAAATTGCGGTTTTTCCATTTGGTATAGTTGCTCCCAATCTTCGTTGCCATTGAATAGTTCCAGAAGTATCATATTTAGCTATCTGAAGTCTATTGCCACCAGCAGTAATTGAACGACCCACAACATATACGTTAGCATCACTATCTACAGTTATTCCGTAACCATTATCAGCCGAGGCATCACCAAGGCGTTTTTGCCATTGCAAAATACCGGAAGAATTAAATTTTGCAATTAAAATCTCGGCAGTCCCGCTTTCACTTGTTGATCCGCAAAGATAGACATTGCCGGAGCTATCAAAAGATATACCCTCGCCCAAATCGTTAATAGCAACAGCATCAAAACTTCTTTGCCATTGAATAGTTCCGGAAGAATTGTACTTTGCTAATTGGATATTAGTAGTTCCAGAGCCACTTTCAATGCGCCCACAAACATATACATTTTGAGAGCTATCTACAGCAATTGCTTGTCCATAAGAATTTAAAGCAGTTGCTAAACTTCTTTGCCATTGAATAGTTCCAGAAGAATTATATTTAACTATTTGGAATCCTTTTAAACCCCCAATTGTGCTTGGCCCGCATACATAGACATTACCAGAACTATGTGCAACCACGCCAATAGAAAAATCGGCTGAATCCGTGGCAAGGCTTCTTTGCCACTGAATAGCACCAGTTGTATCATATTTTGCTATTTGAAATTCAAGGCCACTTGGAACTGCCAACCCTGCAACATAAACATTACCCGCGCTATCCGCCGACAATGATCTTCCCGCAAGAGCAAAAGAAGTTGACAAAGTGCGTTGCCATTGAATAACACCAAGCGTATTGTATTTAGCTACCAAAAAACATGAATTACCACTAACAACTGATTGCGATCCCAAATAAACATTGCCGACACCATCTACCGAAACAGCGTTTCCAAGTTGTGAACCAGTACCATCTAACAAGCCAATCCAATATGGCGCACCTAAACTTAACTTGGCGGAAAACAATCCAAACCCTTGGGCAGATGCGGCTCCTCTTGTAGCAATCAGGGGCATGGTCAGTCCTTAAGCAAACTTGGTCTGGGCGGCAAACACTGTGAACGCCGCATTGCCCGTTTTAATAATTGTGTAGGTATATGCGTCAATGCTACTAGCATTGCCCGATGTTGGGGCTGTTCCACCTTGGTATTTTGGAGTTACGCTACTGCCGTCTACTTGAACTGCGCTGTTGTAATAAGCAGTTGCGCCTTGAGTGACCAAGAAAGCTACAGTTAACGATTCGCCAGTAGCCATCAAAGTATTAAGGCTGGTACCTGATGAACCCCTGAAATTCACCGTCCAATTAGCACTTGCGTTACTGGTGTAATACAGCACTGCCTGTGTGGTGACATCGTAATTGATCGTGCCAGTAGCCGCCGTAGCGGATATGGTAACCGTCTCCAACACATCGGCGATTTTCAAACCAGCAATGCTGGCTGTGCCAACAACAGTCATTTTTTGGGCAACTGTCAAATTACCAGATGCGGCTGTCAGAGCCGTTGTGCCCGCGCTCTGAAGCGCCAATTCACCAGACGCATCACCCGTTACTACTGCACCACCTACTGAGGTGTCTGCGTTAATCGTTGTTGCCATGTGTTACCCCAGTGCGTTAATTTTTGCTGTGAGAGCCTGCAACTCGGCAAGCAGTTGTTCTTTGGTTGGCATTGACACAACGGGAACAATTGGATCTGCCTTTAAAGCATCAATTTCAGCAGACTCTTGAGGAGTTGTATCACGCTCCTTTTGGCAACGCTCAATCTCATCCCAATAACAAACTTTATATGTCATGTTTCACCTCAAGAATTGCTGTAACCATAAACGCGAATTTTCCCTGTTGCGGCAAAATCTCCACCGTCTGACCAAAAAATACGAATACCAGAAATGGCGCTTGTACCTCGATATGCCGCCCCATAATAAAAATTAGTTGGATCGCTTGAGCTACCATTTGGACTATATTGCAATTGCATTGTCATGTATTTAACATTTGTTGTTTCGTTGGCATTTGCAATTACCATTTGGAATGAATAAGCTCCATAATTTGTTTGGTTTGTAGTTAATCTAGAATTTGACGCTGAAGTTGCGGCGCTTTGAAAAAAACCGTTGTATACCGATCCCGTATCTACAATTCCGCCATTTGCAAAACGAAACTGGGGGCCGGGGCTACCCCCGTACGAAGCAGGCGTAACACCTGTGCAGTTAATTAAGTAGCAGTCATACGTCGAAGAGAACGTATTAAGAAAATCCACGTTAGCCGCCACAGTCGGTGTGATCGTTGCAAGCAAGGTCAAAGCACCAGAACTTGGAGTAGTCCAAGTGGGAGCAGAAGCACCGTTGCTCTGTAAAAGCTGACCAGAAGTCCCAGCCGCTGTAAACGCTGGCGCACTAGAACCAGCAGAGTACAGAACTCCGCCAGCCGATCCAGCCGCTGTGTTTGCATACGTCGAGCCATCGCCGTACGTTACACCGCCAGCGGTGGGTGTGTTGTTACCTGTAATTACTACTGCCATGGTTTACCCCTTTGGATATTTTGCTTTAACAGCAAGACACGCGTCAATGTACGCTTGAATTTGAGCTTGGTCGCCTTTGACTACGCCGTCAATGTAGTCTGTGATTGGTGGATACTCTGCGGCGCGACTGCGTTGGTATTGAGTCTTTGCTTCTTCTCTGCCTTGTGCTTGCGCTTCTTCAAGTTCTGCCAACTCTTCAGCAGACATTGGCACTTGGCTAATTTGACCAGTGGATAAATCAACAACTGTTTTATTCATTTTATTTCCTTAAACATACGAAATGTTGATTGTTCCGCTACTGTATGAATATCCAAGTCTTGTTCTAATTTGAATTGCGGCAAGAGTACCACTTAACACCTGTTTTCCTGATGAAAAAGAGCTTGCATTGTTGGTTCCCGCGTTTACTGATACACCACTACCAACCCAAGTTCCAGTAGATGCATCTTGAAGATTAAAAATATATTGTCCTTGCATATTTGCACTGGCATATTCGACAGGCAAATTAAAACCACTACCTGAGTATTGAGTGAAACTAAAAGCACTGCTACTAAAACCTACCCCCATACATACGTATGCATTTGGAAAAGTAGGCCCTGCAACACCCAATTTAATGTAAATTGTGTCTGCGGAAGTTAAATATATGTCAGTAAAAGTAACAACAACTTGTTTTACACCAGCGGGTATTCCTGTGAAATTTATTGGAGTTCCTGATGCGGTAGTGGGTGTGCCTAATGTAAAACCCGCTGATACAGTAGCCCAAGTAGGAGCGCCTGCACCGTTTGTTTGAAGCAATTGACCCGCTGTGCCAACCGCCAACATCTGTGTTGTACCGCTTGCTGATTGGTAAGGGATTGTGCCGTTAGAACCGCCAGCCAAGTTTGTGGCTGTTGAAGATGTTCCAGAAAAACTAGGCGCGGTCACAGCGCCAGCAAACGTAGTTGTTTGGTCGGCGTTAAATGTTGCGGCTGTCGTGGCAGAACCGCCAGTCTTGATGACCAACGCACCTGTTGTGTCGCCTGTCTGAACTAGCGCCGTTCCGCCTGATGTTCCTGCTGAAATTGTACTCATGTTATGTCCTTAGAGAATGACCCAGCGCTGACCGCTTGGAACTGTTACTGTGACACCGCTATTGATGGTGATGGGGCCCACACTGAAGCCGTTCTTAGCCGTTGTCAACGTGTAGTTAGAAGACACCACAAGGCTATTCTCCCAGATCACACCACCAGCAGAAGCGCCTGTATTTTCCCAACTTGCAACAGTGCCGTTGGTAAACAAGTACTTGCCTGCGTTGCCCGTTTGGCTGGGCAGAGAGCTAAGCGTAGTGAACGACAAAACACCAGAACCGTTGGTGACCATCACTTGATTTGATGATCCGTCAGCGGTTGGGTATTTCAGCCCAGCAGGGTTGTTGATCAATCGAGTGACAGTACCAGAGGCGTTCTTGGCATACAGAGCCATCTCACCATTGTTGATGTTGATAGCCAACTCACCATTGGTCAAGTTCCCAGAAGTGGGAGCCGCGGCTGACGTGGTGCTGTAGTAAAGCTGAATCGGGGTGTAGCCTGCTTGTGCCATTTAGAATGTTCCTCCTGATATGCCGCCAACTGCGGTGAATGCGCCTGTTCCATCTAAGCTCGCAATCTGTGTTTGACCGCCGTACCATTTAAAATAAAACGAAGACGAAGCAACTGGAATGCTAGACCACAATGTTGCGGCATCAATACCCATAGCATAATCAACTTGGCTACCAGATATTGCTGGGTACATCAACAATTTAGTACCAGCGCTTCTTGTTGTAAATGCTGGCGCTCCTGTACCGACTGCGCTCCATTCAACACGATTGCTAGTTGCACCGTTTAAGTAAACCTGACCAGCGCCATCGGTTGGGCTTCCAGTGCCTGTTGTGGTGACTGTCGTTGCCCTAACTGTAGACGCTGTTGTTGCACCAATTGTTGTTCCATCAATTGCTCCACCAGTCACCGCAACAGAGTTTGCATTCTGCGTGGACATGGTTCCCAAACCAGAAACCTGTGTGTTGGCAATTGCAATAGCTGTGTTGCCTGCCAAAGTCAACTGACCTTGTGCATTCACCGTGAACGTACCTACCTGAGTGGCAGAGCCGTAAGCGGCGGCGGTTACAGCGGTATTTGTAATACTAAACTGCGATCCCGTAAGGGTCAGACCTGTTCCTGCTGTGTACGAACCAGAACCTGAGAACTGTATCCACGTCACAGGACTTGTACCAACAACAGTTACTGGATCAGTTTGAACCCATCCAGTGCTTCCGTACAGCGTACCGTAAGTGATAAAGGTAAAGTCACCGCTTGCCATCTCAGCGGCGGTATCAAAATCAGTTGCACGAGTTAAAACCGTACCACCAGTTGCCCATGTGTAAATACCGTTGTTGGCTTGCGTAGCCTCATTTTTAACCAGTACACGATCACCGTTAAGCAAGGTGTAGCCGTCTAGAACCGTCAAAGCAACAGACAAGGTCAAAGTAGCTCCAACACCAGCCGTGCCGTTGTTGTAGGTTACCGTTCCGCCAGTGATAGATGCAAGAGTTCCTGTGGTTGCCGCCGCGCATGATGCGTGGACATGAAGTCCCTCAGCAACAGCGTCAACATACTGCTTTGTCGCCAATTGAAGCGCACTCGTTGGGTCTTGCGTTACAGCAACAGACGTCAAACCGCCCAAAGTTAGGCTAGAAGCGCCTAATGCGATTGGTGTAGTCCCTACTGTGATTGAGCTGTTTGTCAGTCCTGCGTTTGGAATAGTGGCAACAGCCGTGATAGGGCTTGCTCCGTTGCCAAATAAATAACCAGCCAGTGAGGTTGCGCCAGTGCCACCATTAGGAACACCTAAAGTGCCTGCAAGAACAACTGCGCCTGTGGATGCGGTGCTTGGTGTAAACCCAGTGGTTCCAGCGCTGAAGCTTGTGACACCACCAGCCGCACCGTTTGCCGCGGCGGTAATCTGACCCTGAGCATTCACCGTAATGTTGGCAGATGTGTAGCTACCAGCCGTCACCGCAGTGTTAGCAATCGAAATAGTTCCAGTTGAGGTGATAGGGCCTCCCGTGAGACCCGTACCCGTAGCAACCGATGTAACGCCAGTACCTGTGACAATTGCACCCCAAGCGTTGTTTGCGTAGCCTTCAAAGGTCGCTGTTGTGGTGTTGTAGCGAAGCTCACCATTGTTTGGAATGGCGGCGCGCTCAGCGGTTGTGCCAAATGGAAGAGTAACGCCCTCTACGCCGGGCAACTCTGGGTTCGTCGTAATCGCAAACGTAGGGTTACCAGATGCGCCATTTCCATTGGTTATGGTGATCTGATTTGCCGTACCCAAAAGGTCACGACCAGACACCGTCGTACCACCACCAGTCATGGCAAGCATACCTGTGCCAGACAATCCAGCCACAGAAGCCGCTACACCACTTAAAGCAAATGTTGGGTTGCCTGATACGCCGTTGCCGTTGGTAATGCTTAAACCGTTGCCAGAGGCTGTCAAAGTGCGAGCTACTACCGCGCTACCAGATTTTGCAATAACACCGTTAGACGCCGTTTCAAGGCTTCCTGAGACAGCGTTTAGGGTGATCTGAAGGGTAGATTGAGCTCCACCATCAACCAAGCCAATACCAGTACCACCAGACAGCGCTCTGCTGTTAGCTAGTTGAGGTGTTTGGACAACTGTAAGGTACTGATAAGGTTGTGAAGGAGATGCGGCAATTGCGCCTGTTGTGGTGCGTACGGTTTGACCGTTCTGAACAATAGGAACGGACTCTGAACCAGTAATGGCACCAGCGGCAGGTAATTGTGTGATCGTTACTTGTGCAGACATATTATGGGCTCAGTTGGTCGTTGTTACCGTTATTTTGCGGCGTCTGAGTATTACCTTCGGTCGAGATGATGAAGCTACCACCAGTGATACCGTTTTGGGTAGTGACAATGTTGTTGTCATTGGCGGCAACGCTCACGTCAGGACGTGGGAATCTGATCGTTATTCTCTCAGTTTTTCGGGCTGGAAGTCTATAGGGATCTTTCTCATCGGCACAGCCTTGCCCACAGACTTGGAGGCCGGGGAAGTTCGGGTCAGGTCTCATCTCGTCGTGAGCGCGCTTCATCTTGCAACGATCACAGATCGCTATCGATAAAGTAGCATTTCCACGAGTGTCGAGAAAGACTGGCATTATCTTGTGTAAACCGAAATGTTAGGTGCAAAGTAGATTGGAGACTTGTCGCGCTCCTCCTGCTCCACTTGGTTCAAGTACTTCTCAGCCTGACCTTCGAGGTATTGGATACGCGTGAGATCAACTCCCGGCAACTCCAGCGCCATCCTATGCGACAGCATCATCAGCGTCGCCTCATACCAGCGCGTGGGAATGTACAACTCGTTTGTCAATGAACCAACGTCCATGATCTGTTTGCTGTACCACACAGTGATTTGGACAAACGGATCACTAGGGACAGGCCACAAGTACAGCGAGGGCAAAGGAATTGTGCGGTCAAACCAGAATTGAAATGGCTGGTTTGATGTGAAGTTCTTGTTTGGCAGGTTCGTGTAGTCGTCGCGGTTCAAACGAGACATGGTGATCTCAGTGGAATTATTTCCAACGTAGAACTCACGCAAAGCCAAGGTAGTCCCACCAGAGGCGCGAACGCGGTAGTACTGCACGGCTTGGCCGGGGTTTATATCCGTCCAAATCCACTGGTTATCAGTCACAGCTACGGCGCCAAGGTTCTGTAGCGTCGTCCATGTGCTGTTATCTGTTGAGTACTCAAGGGTCAGCGTCCATGTGGCGCTTCCGCCCCCTGCTATGTACGGCAGGATACCGATGGAGCCAGCATAAATCTCTTGGTTTGTACCAAAATTAGCTGAAATGTTACCGTTTGCGCTAGTTTGCAAGCAATACGTGTCTACGTCGCTGTCGCCCACGTTGCCAACCGTACCACCCGCTGAGGATGTGTAGCTCGCACTAGGGCGGCTCATGGTGCGATAGAGCACGTTTAGAGCGTCGTTTGCACCTGCGGGTAGGGTGTATATGTAATTGTTCGCAGAAGCGCCCAAAACGATCTTATCGATGGCGAAATACTGTATTCCGATGTTGATAAGGTTCTGAAGCAAGAAGCTAAGCGACTGACGAGCGGATACAAGTTGCTCAGAGGTCAACTCTTCGGCTAATTTGCCTGCACGTCTCGCACCATGATCAATCAGGGTTTGGACATTGACTGTTTGACCGTATGTATCCGAGTACGCCATTGTGTTTCCTTACCAGCTTGGGCAGTTCCACCGTTGCATTGATGCACGAGCTCGACTACCCTTTTCGCTCTTTTCTGCTATAGGCTCCATTCTCGCGCAAAACGAGTCTCTACGCGAGCCACCTTGGGGCTGTGGAGCCTTTAAATTTGATCCTGTCTCGCGGTTGTACTTGGCACGACCTTTGGCTGTAAGTCCTGCACCCTGTTTAGCAGGGAGCTTCTCACCGCGACCGATTGCAAGACTTACGTTCTTTTTGCTCATTTTACTTTGGCTGTTCTGGCGGATTGCTTGAAGGCTTGAGCCGTTGGCGCACCTTTGCTACCCACTCGGCGCATCTTTTCCCCAGATCCTTCAGCGATTCTTTCACGTTTTGCATTGATATTTTCATACAAGCCGCCTCCTTTAAATTTCTTACCCTCATCCGCTTTGGCAAACTCTTTGCCAACCTTTTGAGAGATGCCCACCTTCTTAGCGAACGCAGGATTATGTGCGACCGCCTGCATCAAGTTGTGTTGAGAAGATGATTTGCTTGGCATGATCAGCCGCAGAAAATAGTCACTGCCGCCGCGGTTGGCAACGTGACATGAACATCAGTTGTAAAGCGGATACCGTTACCCGGCAACAAGGTTGAAAACGGATTAGTTGGTGTGGCAGAGATGTTCACTCTCAAGCGAACAGTGCCAGATGCTCCACCGTCTCGAAACACAATCTCACCAGCAGTACCGCCAGTCAATAACTGATACCCAGCGAGGTTGGTCGCGCCAGCGTAAATTGTTCCCGTCGCATCTCTATGCGCAGAAAATACATTTGTCAATGTTGACATTTAAATCTCCAATTAAAAGTGGGAGCCGAAGCCCCCACTTAGGTTCAGCACTTAACTGCCCCACCACGTTTTCTAGCAGGGGAAACCGTTACAGACTTTTCAGTCTTGGTAACAGAGCCTGCATTTTTAACTGCATCCCTGTCTTTATTAGACATGGTTCCCGAGCCAAATAAGCTCTTCGCACCCTCCATCAGCTTGCTGGGAATGTTACGGATAGCTTTCGCCATGTCCATGTCACTCTCAGAGGGGCCAATAGATTTGTCGTAGGCGCCTTTTGACAGGTCAGTTACTTTCCCGCCATCTTGATACTTCAGGTTGCTCTGGGCTTTCGCTTGCTTCATCGCTGTTGCATTCTCAGCCTTGAAGTCACTTTGCAGTTTCTTTTGAGCTGGTGTCACACTGCCACCCTTTTTAAAGGTGCCAGATTGACGATCATTGCTGACAGGAGCAGATGGCTTTTTTGCTGGGTATGCTACGGCGCGACCGCTGTCGTTAACAGCTCCCCCCGTAGCGAAGCGCTTTTTTGTCGCACCACCTTTTTTGTAACCACCGCCATTACCTAACTTGACATCACCTGTTGGGGCGCTGTTGTTGTCAGGATTAGCTGTGACCATCTTGGTGTCGCGATATGCGCCGCCTTGACCTTCGGTGTTGATGATGCCATCTTTAGCGATAGCGCCACCCTTTTTGTAACCACCTTGACCATTGACAACGCCGCCCGTGGCGTACCCGCCGGGCTTCGTCGACTTGGCAATACCACCAGTAGCAAGACCTTTATGACCCTTGCTTGCAGGCTTAGACTCGTGAGACTTCAGCTCTTTTTCAAGACCCTTCATCTTCGACATCTCGGCTTTGTGAGTAGCTTTAGACTCGCCGCCATCCTTCATAGTTGCACCAGCCATAGCCGCACGACGTGCCGCCATTGAAGGACGCTTAGGACGAGCGACAGGCATCATGCCACCGCGAGCAGGCATAGCAGACATCGCAGATGGCATAGCCATCATTCCGCCGTCAGCCTTCTTCACGGATCCGCCTTTTTTGAGCTTTAACTCAACTGTAGGCTCAGTGGTCATCATTTTGACCATCGGTTTAAATTGACCCATGATGTGCCTCCTTAAACTTTCTGAGCATACACAACCGTCAGGCGAATAACACCTTGAGTTGTGCTGATCGTACCGTTAGGGTCAAGCGTAACGACGACAGAGGTATTGCTACCAATGTCGCTCATTGCAAGCAACTGTGCGGCTGTAAAGGTTAAAGCGATGCGACCACCAGCAAATACATCAGTCGAAGACACGTATTGTGTGCCTGCGGCGGCTGTACCGATAGTCATGGGGATTGTCGTAGCGGTTCCACCACCCACCACTTCATCCACAACCATGTCAGCAAAAAAGCTGATGATTTGCGAAGAAGCAGGGAGAGTAATGGTTGCGCTGGTAGCGGTGCCTGCGGCGGCGGTTGTGACAGTAGTTGTCTGAGACATGACGACGAAGCCGCCATCTACAGTGTCAGTCAATGTGCCAGAACCTGCGCGCAGGGTAGAACCAAAATAGGTTTGTGCCATTGTCTTTTCTCCTTAAAGCGCGGGGGGCGAACCCCCCACTTGGTTTTAGACGCCAGCAGTGCCGTACATCGCACGAGGATCAGTGA